CTTGCGGCAGCACGCTGTATGCCAGCCTGATGCAGCGCACCGAAGGCTTCATCCGTCTGCGCTGCGCGGACTGCGAGACGGACGTGCTCCTGGCGCGTTGGGTGTTCGACCTCATCACGCTGGAGACAGCCAAGAAGCAGGAGGAAGCATGAACGATCTACAGGCCCTCTCCCGGGACGTGGAGGCCCTCACGGCGCTCTTCTCCACCGTCCAGGAGCCCCAGGGGGAAGAAGAGGAGCCCCAGCTAGACCGAGCGGAGGAGCTTCTGGAGCGCTGGGGGGTGCAGCCCGAGCTGGATCAGGAAACTCGGAAAACACGGAATGGGTAGGCGGCCACGGTACAACAAGCACACGGTGCTGCAGGCCCTCGAGGGCTCCGGGGGAATCGTTTCCGCCGTGGCCAGGCGCCTTGGGTGCGACTGGAACACCGCACAGGCCTACGTCCAGCGCTGGCCGGAAACCCAGGCGGCATTTGAGGCGGAGCGGGAGCGCATCCTGGACCTCGCCGAGACCACCCTCTATCGGGCCATCCAGGAGGGAGACGCTCAAACTGCGAAATGGTTGCTCTCCCGCCTGGGCCGCCATCGTGGCTACGGCGACCACGTGGAGGTGTCTGGCCGCCAGGCGCTGGAAATCGTCCTCCGGTGGCCGGACGAGGGGGAGGGAGATGACGGCTGAACGGACGGCCCTCCGCGTCCGGCTGCCTCCCATGCATCCCGGCCAGTTGGAGGTAGCCCGACATCCGGCCCGGTTCCGCATCCTGGCCGCTGGCCGCCGGTGGGGGAAGACTCGGCTCGGAGCCCTCCTCTGCCTGGTGGAAGCCATACAGGGACGCCGGGCCTGGTGGGTAGCCCCCACCTACAAAATGGCTCGGGTGGGCTGGAGGGAGGCCACTCGCCTCGCCGCCCAGGTCCCCGGGGCGGAGATCCGCAGGGGGGAACTCGTGGTTCTCCTCCCCACGGGCGGGGAGATCTCCGTCCGTTCTGCAGATAGGCCGGATACTCTCCGGGGTGAGGGGCTGGATTTTCTGGTCCTAGACGAGGCCGCCTATGCGGACCCCGAGACCTGGAGCTATGTGCTCCGCCCCGCCCTCTCCGACCGCCGGGGGCGGGCCTTGCTCATCAGCACGCCGAAGGGGCTCGACTGGTTCCACGATCTCCACCGCCGTGGGACCGCCGGAGAACCGGGCTGGGCTGCGTGGCAATTCCCGACCTCCACGAATCCCCACATCCCCCCTGAGGAGATTGAGGAGGCCCGCCGCCAGTTGCCCGAGCTTGTTTTCCGGCAGGAGTACCTGGCGGAGTTTGTTCAGGAAATCGATGGCGCGTTGTGGAGCCGCGAATGGTTCGAGCGGCCAGGGTTTTATCTCGACAAGCCACGCTCCTATCGTCGCATCGTCGTCGGCGTTGACCCGAACGCCAGCAACACAGAAACCAGCGACGAAATGGGTATCATCGTGCGTGGCCTGACGCACGATAATCACATTGATTTGTTAGCCGATTATACATTGCGAGGCACCGTGCGTCAACGCGCTGCTGCTGTGGTGCGAGCATTTCACGATTGGAACGCTGATTGCGTTGTACTCGAGGTCAACAACGGCGGTGACTGGATTCCAGCAGCTATTGAGCATATAGACCCACAGGTTGCCGCTGCTTGCCGAACGGTGCATGCTACTCGAGGCAAACTGACTCGAGCAGAGCCTGATGCATCCAAATGCGAGAAAGGCGAGGTGCACCACGTCGGCCGCTTTCCCGAGTTAGAAAACGAGCTAACTACCTGGGTGCCTGGGATGCCATCGCCTAACCGCCTGGATGCCTACGTCTGGGCCGGTTGGGAGTTGATGAAACGACCCGGCCTGACTACCGATGAGCAGTATCAGTTTGCTATGGTATAGGCATGGACATCTCCGAGATTCTACTGCGAGCCAGGGTTGATAGCCTGTACGACCGCATCAGGGGGATGCAGGTAACGCGCGACATCGCGCAGGGTGTATACGAATACAACCCCAGCGACATTCTGCCAGCATTCCCACGTGACCCTGCGGCTCATGCCGATGCTCTGGCTGCCTGGAACCGTATCCGGAAACAGGTAGGGAGCATCGGGCCCAAAATCGTTTCCAGTCTGCAGAATGCCATTATCGGCTCAGTTTCCTGGACAGGCACCGATAATCGGACAGACGATGCGCTGCGTTCACTGAAACTCGAGTCGTTCGCTGCCGAGCGATTGCGTGACCTACTCGTATCAGGCATCACCGCCTGCTATGCGTATTTCAGCGAGGATGGTGAGATACGCATCACCGCGCTAACCGGCTACATCGAGCCGTTCTGGAGAGCCGATAATCGCGACATCATCGAGGGTCTGTACCAGGCCGATAGTTACGACACGTTCGTCAACCGTGGCATGTCCACGCGCTGGATGGTGCGATTCTACGATTGGTCAGAGATACCTGGTGCTGTAGTTCTGCGCCAGTGGCGCGATTTGATTAACCCGATTGCGTTCTCTGGCGCACGACTCGAGGAAATCGAAAATCACCCGCCTATCCGCTATGCAATCGCAGACCGCACCGGTGATGGCTATCCTATCGGCATTATCGAGCAGGGAGCGCATCTGCTGCACTCGCTGGCGGCCACCGAGTACAGACTGGCACGCCTCGAGGAGTATGCAGCGCATCCTGTACCTGTGTTCGAGGAAGGCCGGGTGCAGAGTGTCGGCCCCGGCCTGCCGGTTACCGGCGACTTTCGCTGGGAGCGTCCTGGCGATCTGAGCGAGCTACGTGAGCGCCGCCGCGAGAAACTCGAGGCCATTCGCGACTTTTTCGGCCTGCCGGTTGGCCTGCTGGGCTCGCAGACTCCGAGCGGTGAGGCGCTGCGCGAGGCCAACCTGCGGCTATTTCAGACCGCATCGCGCTATGCCTCGATGCTCAGCGAGCTACTCACCGAGCTAGTAAACGACTACCTGGCGCTGCTCGGTATCCGCCAGCGCGTTGAGATCAGCGTTCTACCAAACCGCGACTATATTCGCGAGAGCGTCATTGCTGAGGCCACCACGCTGTACGAAAAAGGTCTGATGCCGCTCGAGATTGCCGCCTTGCAGATACAGCAGTTTTTCAATTGGCCTGATGCCGAGTTTAACGCCTGGGTAAAATCGCAGAGCGAGCGCATTACTCCTGAACAGCTACGAGCCTCCATCGAGGGTGTAGACGAGAATGGCGGTTAAAACGTTCCTCGAGCTAGGTCGAGCGATTGACAACGCACTACTACGCATCTGGCGGCTGGTGCGCTCCAGAATCGAGAAAGGCCGCATCTCGCCGGGTGTCATCATTGATTTCGCTGCCGATGCCTACCTGATAGGAGCAGACGTAGGCTGGCAGGTGCACGCATCCTACCTGGGTTATCCAGCCTACCTCAGCAAGAGTGATTACGAGCGATTCCGCATGATGGCGCTTAACCACGGCCAGTTTGTGGCGGCTCGCTACATGGATATAGCAGCCAAACGAGGCGGCCTGACTCGAGCCGAGACGACGTTCTGGTCAAAAATCGCTGGAGAGGCCAGCCTGTGGCGTGGACAGGACGAGTCGTCGCGAATAATCGCAAACCAGGCCGAGGCCGAGTTCAAAACCTGGATTCGCGCCTACGCACGCGAGGATGAGCGCGAGCACTCGAGCCTCGAGGGTGTGATGATTCCGGTGGATACCTACTTCACGCTACCGAATGGCGTGAAGGTCTGGGGGCCCCGCGACTGGTCGAGTTTCCCGTCGCCTGCGGAATGGGTAAACTGCGGTCACGCGCTCGTCTACAGCCGCACCGCTAAACGCTCCGACACGCAAAAAACGATGGTCGAGCTATTCAGACCGCGCCGTGTAAGTGTGTAGTTTTCGGTGTATTTGTGTATGTGCTTGTTTCTGCGTAGTTTCAGTGGCATAATATTAGTACACGCTTTTGCGTGGAGGATACTATGGACGAAAACCTCGAACGGGTGGAGGGTACACAAAAAAACCCGGAAGCCGGTGCGACCAGCACCGACCAACAAACGTCACCGCAGGAACATCGGCAAGCGGTAGGCCAGGAAAAGCCTGCAAAAACCTACACTCAGGCCGAGTTCGACGCGCACATGGCCGCATTCCGCCGCAAAATGGAGGAAGAGGTGAGAAGGGCGGCCGAACGCGCGAAAATGGACGAGGCCGAGCGGCTCAAAGCGGAAAAGGCCGACCTCGAGGTTAAACTGGCTGAGATCGAGCGTTCCAGACTACAGGCTGAGGCTAAATCCGCTCTATTGCAGGCAGGCGCAGACCCGCAGCGCATTGAGGCGGCTCTACGCATTTATCTGGCCGAACGCGAAGGCAATCCCGACCTGGCTCCAGAGCAGTTTCTGGAGTCCTGGCCGGAGATGAGAGCGAAGCCAAAACCGGCGGTTTCTGGTGCTGCTCTGGGAGGCAACAAAGCGCCGAGGCCGAGCACGCTGTCTGAGGCTATCGCTCAACACTACAGGAGATAAAATATGCCATATACGCTAGCTGAGTATAAGGCCACGCAGGAAAACAGCATTTCCCAGCTTGTAATCGACGAGTTTCGGCGCTCTAGCTGGCTGCTGGATACCATTCCGTTTGACGATGGCGCGAATGTGACCGGGGCGCAGACGTGGCAGTATGCCTATGACCGTGTAACCACGCTGCCTACTGCTACGACTCGTGCTGTCAACACGGAATTCCCCGCGCAGGAGCCTAAAACCACCAAACAGCTTGTCGAGCTCAAAATCTTTGGTGGTTCGTTCGAGCTAGACCGCACCCAGGTCAACACTCCGCGCTGGGGCTCGCTGCTGGAGTTTTTTCTGCGTCAGAAAATCCAGGCGACCACCGCGCTATTCAACCATCTGTTCATCAACGGTAACTCCGGTGCGGTATCTACTGAGTACGATGGACTAGACGTTATTCTCGCTGGTAGCTCTACCGAGGTAAATGCCAACAACATCGCGCTAGATACTGCTGCAAATATTGATAGCAACTACAAGGCGTTCATGGATTTGATGTTTGACTGGCTGTCGACGCTGGATGGCACGCCTACCGCGTTGCTGATGAACCGCTCCATGCGCTCCAAACTACGCAGTATCGCGTTCCGCGCTGGTTATCTCACGCAGTCCGAGGATGCGTTTGGCCGAAATATCGTCGCCTTTGACGGTATCCCGTTGATTGATTTAGGAGATCGGCCTGGCACGTCTAACCCGATTATTCCAATTTCGACCACAAATCCAAATGCCGGGTCGACCGACATCTACGCTGTGCGTCTGGCTCTGGATGGCGTGCATGGCGTGAGTCCGACTGGCACCGAGTTTATCCGCACCTATCTGCCGGATATGAATCTGCCTGGCGCGGTCAAACGCGGTGAGGTCGAGATGGTCGCTGCTATCGCCGTCAAGGCCACCAAGTCGGCCGGCGTGCTCCGCAATATCAAAATTGTTTCGGTCTAATGGTTCGCATTCGCACGCCTAATCCTGAGTACTCCGGCACGCAGTACGGTGTACTGTTTAGAAATGGCATCGCTGTGATTGAAACTCCCAGCGATGCCATGCTGGAGTTTTTCGAGCGCTGCGGCTACTCCATCGAGCGCGTTGATAGCGGTGCGAATGCGCCTACGCCAGAGCCGAAACCGGTCGAGACGATTACCGAGCAACCCAGATCTCGAGGCCGAGGTAGGCCACGCCGATGAAAACCTACACCGCTGCCAGACTCACCGACTATATGAATGTGGCTCAGTACGAGGCTGCATCCGCACAGGAGCGCTTGTCCTGGGCGCGCAATTGGGTGCGTTTTCTGCTCCGCGACATTCCCAACGAGGCCGGGGTATTCCCTGCGAATGGCCTCGAGGATGAGGAGATTGACGCCGTGCTCGCTTACGCAGGAATCACCGAGAATGCGATTACCTACTACCTGCCACACGTCACAGCAGCAAATCTACTCGAGTCTGACCCTGCTCGCTGGCTGAGTCTGGCGGTTAGCGGCTACTCTGAGACTCGTCGTAATCCGGTTGATCTGGCAGCGCATATTCGTCGAGCCTATGGGCCATTACTCGAGGTCGTCATTCCCGAACATCTACGTCCTGGTAGCGGCCAGTTTGCGATAACGTTCTGATTATGCGGAATCTCTATCGGCGCATCACCATCAAACGCCACTACGACAGCGAGGATGGCAATCCACCAGATGTGCGCGTCGTAGGTGAGTACGTCGCGCAGGTGTTGCCACCGAGCCGCAGCAGCGCACAGCTCGGCGTTTTGCGCAATCAGGACGTGCGCCACACCGTGATTCTGCCGCTAGGCTCGTGTCCGGATGTGCGTAGCGATTCCATCTGCGTAGATGGCGTGGATTACAGAATCCTCGAGCGTCGCCAGACGCTAGAACACGAGATACTCGAGGTGGGTTATGAGCGCTAGACGCGTGGCTAACGAGCTAAAACGAAAAGCCGCTCAGGTGCTAGAGATTCGCGCTCAGTCTCTGGCCGACGAGATTTACGGCCTGCTTGAGCGCCACACGGTCGGTCGCGGCATTTTCTGGCCTGGCAACCGCGTGCCTAGCTCGGCTCCTGGTGACCCCCCGGCGCGACAGACCGGTCACCTGCA